CTTTCATACCTCGGGTGACAAAGCGTCTCCCGGGTGACGTTAGAAACGCACGGGCTTGGGCTCTCTATTCATTCGATCTGTCGTCCGCGACAGATCGGTTACCGTTAGTGTTCCAGAAGGTCCTCCTATCTCCAATACTTGGAGCGTGGGGGGCTGAGGTGTGGGGCTGCCTGTTGGTTGCTCGGGAGTATATGATACCTAAGCGGTCTGATCTGGGGATCAAACCGACAAGGGTAATGTATGCGACCGGTCAGCCAATGGGGGCTCTGTCCTCTTGGGCATTGTTAGCATTGATTCACCACTGTATAGTACAGTGGTCTTGGTATCGCGTGCTTCGTAATAGGGGACAGGAATCGTTCACTTGGTACGAGGACTACGCCGTCTTAGGTGATGACGTGGTAATCCTCGGAAGCGATGTAGCGACAGCTTATGTGGAGAATATGGAGGCTCTAGGAGTCACCATTTCTCTGCACAAGTCGTTGATTTCACCGAAGGGGAAGGGGTTCGAGTTTGCAAAACGGACATTCCTAGATGGAGTGGACGTAAGTGCAGTATCTCTTCTCGAGTGTCTGGTCAGTCGGGCGAACTTGCCCAACTTGCTGGAACTCGTGAGGAAATACAACCTTACTCTGGGAAGATATCTTTCTTTCTTGGGTTATGGTTATAGAGCTAAGGGCGGAGCTAATGCTCGCCTTCAAACTCTTCCTCGTCGGTTGAGAAACTACATCGTGGCTTTCTGTTCACCATCGATGCCTAGTTTCCCTGGGCTGCAGAACTGGCTTGCCCTACGATCGTGGGGAAGTTGGTATGCACAAGGTGAAGCGAAGGTATCGGTGATGATCGCGAAGTTTGTTGAGAATGAGCAGAAAGCTCTTCTTGACTTTCTGGATCGTATCCAACCTCTAGTAGCTGAGGCTAAGAGATTAGGTACGGTCTCTCGCGATCGTGTTCATTACGGCACTACACCTAGACCGTTATCCCGCGTATACGTTCACGCTGGGGTCTCCGCGGAGGTCGATCAGACCATCGTGGATTCTCTTAACGAGACCGTATACCGGGAGGCGTTCCTGGACGTAGTGTGTGATGCCCGTGACCTGAGAGCCGAGGCGGAAGAACTAGGCGTTGGGGAGCTCCCTAACGTCGAACTTCTTTGGGACAAGGTTTCAGAGATGGAATCTCGTCTCGGTGCACTCCCGCTTCCTCGGTCTCTTCTGATCTCTGCCGGGATTAAACCCTCTGCAGCGGTCGGATCGGACTTGAAGAAGTGGGCAATGTACTCGCGAACGTTCCGTTCCACGAAAAGCCAGTAGCTACTGGCTTCACGTCCATTCCAACGTTTGTGACGTGGGTGTGCAAGTATGGAGTGCTGGACCTCACCGGGTCCCCAAAAGGGGCCCGCGGCAACCAGCTTAGAGACTAAAGCTCGACCGTACGCACTGAACTCAGAATACTGTTCCCTGGGTGAGTGAATAGCTCAACCTCTGGGAGGCAAGATAGCCTATGAAAGCTCGATGGGAGGGACACGAGTGGGATTAGGTGATTCCTGTCTCTTTTATTTTGGAGAGAGGGACCTAAGGTGATGTCGAGGCGGTTTAAAGACTGATTAGTCGACCCGGCTTGGGGCTTAAGGCCAGTATTAGGAGTGAGGTGTCTTGTACACTATGCGTCAGCGTTGGTGGGTGGGTGATTCCTTGGGGAACCTGGGATAGCCCTTCACAACGTGAATACTTGACTTAGAATATAATCAGGGCCTCGAAGCTATTAATACGCCTAGAGGGGACCCTGTGAACATTATTGAACCTGCATCTGAG